CATAAAGGCGGTTCGCCAGCTATCGCAGGGGCCCGCCGACGGCGTCGAGCATTCGGGCGAAACGTTCCTGCCGGTGCCGGTCTATGACGTGCGCGCATCCGCTGGCGCAGGGGCGTTTGTCGAGGACGGTGACCCCGCGTCGCACCAGATGTTCAGCATGCAATGGCTTGGCTCGCTGACGTCTTCGCCCCTGTCGATGCTGTCGATCATCCACGTCCACGGCGACAGCATGGAAAACACGCTGCGGCCTGGCGATCATATCCTTGTTGATCGAACCGCCTCGCGCTGGGTCGGTGATGGCATCTATGTCCTGCTCTATGATGACGTGCTGCAGGTGAAGCGCCTGCAACGCGACCGCGACGGCGGAATGATCATCCTTTCCGACAATCCGACATATCAGCCGATCAAGCCCCAGAAGGGCGACAAGGTGCAGGTGATCGGCATGGTTCTCTGGATGGGCCGCAAGCTGGTCTAGAGAAAAAGTCCGATTTTTCGGATTTTCGTATTGACTGCTCCGAAAATTCGGATAATGGTACTCCCACACAAGGGAGCACCGCAAATGATCACGGAAATCGAGACACAAGCCGAAGTTATCAGCCTCAGCGGAGCGGAAGCTGGTCGCGCGATCTGGCTGGCAGTGGACTGCGCCATTGAGGCCGGTCTGTCGGCCAAGCACGCCCGCTACATGTTCGACGCGATGCTCGAAACCATCGTGGACGAGATGTCAGGCACAGAAGCCGCGCTGTTTTCGGCAAGCGCATACGAAGCGCTGCCGATGTCCGCCACATCGACTGCGGATCGGGCGAAGATCGATAGCGACGCATGGCGCGCCTACGAGATTTACGTGGGCGATGCGCGCGAAGCCGCTGCTGAGGACCGCGCCGACTATTACCGCGATCTCGCACGCGACGAGCGGGTGTCGGCATGACCCGCAACCCAATGACCGCCAGCGAAGCGCGCCGGAACGTCGCTGAGATGACCAGCAAGACGCCGGCCAACGCCCGCAAGCGTCTGCTTCAGATCGCGCTTGGCCCGCTGGGCAACCTCTCTGACGAGGCCCGCGCCGTTTATCAGGCCGCGCTTAATGCTCAATCGGGTGCAGCATGAACGCCCGCAAGATCGTCACGACTTATAATCCGCCGCCGATCCCGTGGCGCGGCTGGGACTATTGCGCCATGCGCGAAGGCGACACGGGCGAGGATTTGTGCGGATGGGGGGCGACCGAACGCGAAGCCATCTCGGACCTGCGTGACCGTGAGGCCGAAGCGCAGGACGAGGCGGAAGCCCGTGCGGCGCGGAAGGCGGTGTCGAAATGAGCCCGCTTGAAGCACTCGAAAAGATCGCAGGCGAAGCGCCATTCAAGGAACCGCGCGACGAACCGACCATTGCGCTGGCGTCTAGCTACTCACGTCAGACGCGTGACTATGTTGATGACCTGATCCGCGAAGCTTTTGACCAGGGCTACGCACGCGCCTGCTGGGAGCTTGGGCAGATCGCAGAAAAAGCATTGAAGACGGTGACGGAATGATCCGCGAAGCCCTAGCCCTCACCCGCCCCGCCTTCGACCTGCAAGCGCATCTCGCGCGCTCTGCCGAGGTGTCGGCGTTCGATCTCGCGGCGTGGGTGAAACCGCGCCAGACCGTCAACGTGGTGCGCTCGACGTGCAAGCTGCTGCGGAGGGTGCTGTGATCCGATCATTTAACCGCCCTGATGATGGCACGACGGCTTGGGCCGAAGAGGAGGCCGCCGCGCTTCTAGGCGTCGCAATGGTGCGTGCCGACAGGGAGAAGCCGCCGCGTGGTGGCGAAGTGCTGCTCAATTTTTCCAGCTTTGCTAAAAAGCTGATGGAGCCTCGCCACTGGAAAGAGGTCGCATCGAAATGACCATCTCCAACGTAATCCCCCTCCGCCCCCACGCGCCCATCGCCATCCCCGACGACACCATCCGCGCAGACTGCGAACGCCTGATGCGCCGCCTTGTCCGCGACGGCCGCACGCCGGAACGCGAGATGCGGCTGCTGGCTGATCTTCTCGACCACATCATTGTGCGGGTTGAAGAGGCATGAAGCGCGTCCTTGTCGCCTGCGAGTTTTCGGGAACGGTGCGGGATGCATTCCGCCGGCGGGGCTGGACCGCGTTTAGCTGCGATCTGCTGCCAAGCGAGACGCCAGGCGCACACTACCGCTGCGACGTGCGGGAGGTGCTGCACCTCGGATGGGATCTAATGATCGCGCACCCGCCTTGCACGCATCTGGCGGTCAGCGGCGCACGCTGGTTCAAAAATAAACTGCCAGAGCAGGCCGAGGCATTGCAGTTTGTGCGTGACCTGATGGCCGCGCCCATTCCGCGCATCGCAATCGAAAACCCGGTCAGCATTATCAGCAGCCGCATACGCAAGCCGGACCAGACAATTCAGCCTTGGCAGTTTGGCCACGGCGAGGTCAAGGCGACGTGCTTGTGGCTAAAGGGCTTGCCAAAGCTGGAGCCGACCAACGTCGTCGCCGGCCGCATTGCCCGCGTCCATCGCATGCCGCCCGGCCCTGACAGATGGAAAGAACGCTCGCGCACCTTCAGCGGCATTGCCGAGGCGATGGCCGACCAGTGGGGCGGGTATGCGCAAGCGGAGCAAGCAGCATGACTGACGCATCACAAGCAATCGCGCGCCTGCGAGAGTTGCACGCAGAACACCTGAAAGCAGCGGGACCTTTCAAATCGCCGCGCAACAGGAGGCCCCTCGACCATCTGCGCTTGGCCGAACTCGACCGCGATTTCGTGGCGGCTGCGTCTGTCGCGCTCCCCGCGCTGCTGGAGTGCGCGGAGGCTTTGGCGGGGATGATTGAATGGTTTGAGCCGCCAGCTATCGCGATAGGCGGCATGTACGATGGCGAACGTGAAGCGCTAACACAAGCCCGCGCCGCGCTCGACGCACTATCGAAGGACACCCCATGACCCACCCCCACCCCCGCGCGCTGGAGGCGGCTGCATGGGCTGTAAAAGGCGCGTTGCAGGAACACGGTTACTTCCCAGCCGAAGAGATCGAAGAAGAAATCACCCGCGCCGCCGTCACCGCGTATCTCGCCGCGATGCCCCCGCCCGTATCTCCAGAGCTGATCGACAAGCTCAACAAGCTGGCAACGTACCTCACCGAACAGGGCGAATACGAGGCGGTCGATCTGATCGACACTGTCGTTGCGCGGCTGACGCCAGACACAGAAGCACAGGACCACCGCCCATGAGCACGACGCGCACCCTATCATGGTTTAGCGCTGGCGCTGCCTCTGCCGTCGCAACGAAGCTGATGCTGACCGAAGGCCCCTGCGAGGCTGTCTACTGCGAGACTGGCGCGGAGCATCCTGACAACCAGCGCTTCATTGCCGATTGCGAGCGCTGGTTTGGACAGCCCGTCATCCGCATCAAGTCGGACAAGTACGCATCGACATGGGACGTGTGGGAGAAGCGCCGCTGGCTCGCGGGCATTGAAGGCGCGCTCTGCACGGACGAACTGAAGAAGCAGCCGCGCTTTGCCTATCAGCGCCCTACGGACGCGCATGTGTTTGGCTACACCTGCGATGCGTCAGACGCGGCTAGGTTCAGCCGCTTCAAGGCGAACTTCCCCGAACTCCGCAGCGTGCGTGCGCCATTGATTGAGCGCGGCATCGACAAGGCGGGCTGTCTCGGCTTCCTGCAATCCGCAGGCATCGCCCTGCCCGTGATGTACGCGCTGGGCTTCCACAACAACAACTGCATCCCATGCCCGAAGGCGACGAGCCCTGACTACTGGTCAGCGATGCGCAAGCACTTCCCCGCAGAGTTTGAGCGCATGGCGAAACTGTCGCGCGAACTGGATGTGAGGCTCACCCGCATCAAAGACGTGCGGACGTTCATTGATGAAATCCCCGCCGACTGGCCGACCACGAACCCGATTGCGCCAGCGTGCGACTTTCTCTGTCAGATCGCCGTGGAGGACGCCCGCGCAGCACTCGCGGGGAGCGGGGAGAAGTGACA